ATCAAAAGCCCCTTCTGCAATAATCTCTCTAAACCCTCCTAGCTCGTTTGATAGTGTGTTGAAAACACTTCCGTATCCAACAACAACATTATCCTCACCCTCTTGGCGAAGTTCTAAATTTTCTACATTGAAAGTTCTAATCTCTTTGTCAGGATTAGTTCTCATTTCCTGTGGAGCATTCTCCAATTTGTTTTCTTCCATTTCTTTAATTTCTTTTACTTTATCAGCACTCCAAGTAAATGCTTCATCTCCTCCCCACAATTCCCAAGCGATGCGACCAGCAGATGGGAAACCATCTTCTCCATCATTGAATCCTTCTGCATCCTTATCAACCTCGTGTCTGCTTAAATAACTGAACATTCTTTTTGTTCTATCAGCAGTAATCTTTTTATCTATAATAGCGTTTGCTGTTCCTACTCCTACATCCGTCCCACCTCTTTTAAATTCTTCTCTCCACTCTAAACCTTGTTTAGCATTGTCAATCATTGCTTGTGTTGGAGTGAAGTCAATATCAGCTATTGCTCTTTTTTCTTCTATTTGTGCAATGCAAATAGCCAACCTTTGGTCTTCATCATATTCAGCAACCATTGTTTCATCAATCATACAACGGTCAATGAATTGCTCTTGTGTTTCGGTATCGTTAGGAGTTGGAATCGGCATCTTCTTCTGTTGTTCCTATCGGCGCAAAGTTCAATGGGAAATAGTGAACATCTCCTTCATCTCCGATTCTGTTTAGTTGCTCCGCTTGTCTTACCTCGTTAATTGACAAAGCTCCTATCTGCATCATCTCTCTGTAATAAGTCGCTCTAGCGTTGCTATCTCCTCTCAATAGTCCTTTTGTATCAAACTTTACTTCATACTCTCCAAACTCATTATCTCTAAATAGTTTGATGTTCATCTCTTGCTCTAGCTGTACTAAGTAAGGAGTCAAAGTAAATCGAACAAAGTCAGTTGATAGTTGTTCTATTGAGTTATGATTTGCAGATTTCTCAAGGTGTCCTATCAATGAAAGTGGTGTTCTAAATATCCTAGCTATTTCTTCAACTTGGAACTGTCTTGATTGAAGCAACTGCTTATCATTTGCGCTTATTGAAATAGGCTTGAAGTCCATTCCTTGCTCTAAGATTGCGGTCTTGTTAGAGTTGTATGGTCCTTGATGCCTTGAGTTCCAAGAGTTTCTCAAGCGTTGGATTTGTTCATCCGTTAACTTGTGGTCTGTCTTTAATACTCCAGCCACTTGAGCAGCTTGACCGAAGTATGTTGCCGCTGTTATGTTAGCACCTAACGAAAGTCCGATTGTATCGTTTTGCATTTTAAGAACTGACTTTCCTTTTTTACCATCGAAACCAGTTCCCATAAAATGAAGAATATCAGTTTGAGGAATCGGTTGTTCAAAGTCAGCGTGTTGATAGAATAGATTGCCTTCAAAAGGAATGACATCTACCTTGTCTGGATTAAGATAAATCAAACCTATTGGTCTTGCGCTTCCGTCTCTTTTGATTAAGAAATAACAATTTCCCTCAAGCAACAAGTTTGTCATTGCTACCGAAAAGAAGTTGTAAGTCGTTTGATATTGGTTTGGTCTTTGAATTAGTTTTGAAACAGGATGCGCTTTGTCTAGCTTTCTGTCTCCATCTTCTTCAACTCTATAAGTGTGGATAGGTAGTGAACCAATACTCTCAGAGATAACACGAACACACGCTAGAACAGCAGAAAAAGAAAGTGCAGAGTTTTTGTCAACAGCAACTCCAGCATTTGCGCCAAACATTGGAGAGTTGACTTTTAGAAAAGTGTTTCCGTTATCTCTTTTTTCTGAACGGAGAAAATCAAATAATCCCATAAATAAAAACTATACTACAAAGATACAAAACACTTCCCTAAATAAACACGAAACCTCTATCATCGTAAGGGTTTTCTTCCGTAGTATTTCCGTTCATATAAGAACCCAAAGCCATAACAAGAGCAATCATCCCATCAATCTTTTCACTTGACTTTGCTTTATCCATCTTAATGTTTCCAGCTGGGTCAGTTTTCATTGCTAAGTTAGAACACATCCAACGAAGCACTTTGTTCCCTCCGTGATTCAATTCCTTAGCAAGAACAATCTTTTCCAGTTCTTTTGTGGGTGCGCTCATTGAAGCAAATCCTTGTCCGAATGGAATCATTGGAAGTCCATCATTCACTAAGTCAATAACTAACTGACTAGAGTTCCATCTATCATAAGCAATCTCTTGAATGTTTACAACCTCAGCAATTTCTTTTATTCGTTCTTTGATGTAGTTGTAATCAGTAACATCTCCTTCGGTTAGTTCCATAAGGTTCTCCTTTTCCCAACCGATATAGTCAACTCCATCCCTTCGGCTTCTGACAAATGCTGTTTCTTTAGGAGTCCAGAAGTAAGGCAAACACACTAGCTTCTCATCTATCTCTGCTAACAATACAAGACACGAAACATCTCTGACACTAGCTAAGTCAAGCCCAGCCCAAACTCTCTGACCTCTGAACTGCTCAAGTGTTACTTCTTCAAAGTTGCACTCCATCCATTGCACATCACTTAGCCACTTACTAGCAGAACTCATCCATTGATTGAGGTGTAGCATACGAAATGTGTTTTCATAACTTGGCATTTTCACAGCTTTTTCTTGTTCTCTTTTTAGATAGTCAAGTTTAACGACACCACTTTCAAGAGCTGGGTTTGCTAACCTCAACGCTTCTTCACTGTCCCAATCCACATCCATAGGACAAGCAAACTTCACATAATAAAAGCTCGAATCTTCAATCACACCCTCTGAAACTTTGCGACCATATTCTTCTGTTTTAAAACAAATGCTTTCTCTGTTATATCCAGCAGTTGTGATGGCTATTGTCAAGGGCTGCCTTCTAGCACCTACCGAAGTAGTAAGCGCATCCCAAAGCTGTGCATCCTTCTGAACAAAAAATTCATCCATACAAACGAAACTTGCGTTGTATCCAAACTTGGAACTCGCTTCAGCACTAATTGCCTTGAATGCTGAATTGCTTTTTTCGTGTATTACAGAGCTTTTGAAAACCTTGAGATTGTTATTGAGTTGGCTATCTGAACGGACCATTGAACTAGCAACATCAAAGATAATACCAGCTTGTTGTCTATCACCAGCAGCAACATAACACTCAGCCGATGGTTCACCATCAGCGCAAAGCATATACAAAGCGATTGCAGAAATGAGAGTTGACTTTCCGTTTTTTCTTGGTAGGCAGATGTAAGCTGTTCTAAATCTTCTTAGGTTTGTTTCTCTGTATTTCCAACCGAACAAATCTCTGACAATCTTTTTCTGGAATGGCTCAAGGATAAAAGGCTTTCCTCCTTTCTCTCCTTTGATGTGCTTGATGTGTCTTTCTATAAAAGTAACAACCCTATCAGCTGACTTTTCATCAAAGTAAAACTTATCACATTCCTTGAGTTCCATTAAAAAAGAGTTGTTTGTTTTAAATGTTCAGAACATCTTGCGTTTGCCATATCTACATATTTTTGTTCTATATCAAAACCAATAAAATCCCTCCCTTCTTTGGCTGCCATAGCACACTCTGTACCACTACCAGCAAAAGGGACTAGAACTAAATCGCCTTTTCTTGAGCAAGTTAAAATTAATGCTCTTGTAAGTGTTTCTGGTTTAACTGTATCGTGTTCATATTTTGCACCAGTTTTTGTTTGTTCGTTACTAAAGTTCAAAACCTCTTGTAAATTAAAACGGTTGTTGAAAGGTCTGCGTAAATGTTCGTATTCAGTTCTTAAATGTTCGTATTCAGTTCTTAAATGTTCGTATTCAGTTCTTTCAATAGGTAAATTTTCACACAATATCTTCCATTGTTCTTTGCTTGGTATATTATAACCACGTTCCCAATTTGTAACAGAACCTCCATGATTAACATTTCCGTAAAACTTTCCATATTCAGCAACTGCATTAATACTTACACCTTTTTTTAATCTTGCTTTTTTTAATTCTTTTGCAAATGGGTTTCGTGGTGCAATATATTCTTTTTCAACTTCTTTTAATCCAGTTGTATCTTGTGATAAACTTCCATACATTAAAATTCTTTCAGTACAAGGTGCAAAACTTCTTAATCCTTTACTTTCTTCTAAACCCATAAAAGAGCCTTTGTTCCAAGTAAGGTTGTTAATTAAATTAAAATGCTTGTCAAATATTATTTGAGCGTAAGCAATTTTTTTAGCATCTCCATACCAAAACAAAGTGCCATTGTCAGCTAAAACTCTTTTGCATTCTATTGCCCACTTCTCAACATCTTTCAAATAATCGTCAAAGCTATTCCAAACAAAATCAAACTCTCCTTTTACTTCAAAATAGGGAGGGTCTGCTATAATCAATTGCACCGACTTATCTTCTAGTTGATTATTAGTCCAATCTCCTAAGTGTACTTTATTTATCATTAGCCAAAGAAATTAAAATCGTCAGTTTTTTCTTCTTCTTGTTCTGGCATACTAAGTGAAGCCCTTGAACTCGGAGTGAATCCAAATTGCGTAGCAATTTTCATAGCATTTTGTAATGCTGTTTGAGCAATCTTATATTGAGGAGCAATCTTAGATGCCCTCAACTTACCATCTTTGTCATAGGTGCGCTCTGTAAACTTACCGTTCATCTCATTCATTATTCTATGATAAGTTCCAATCTCAAAACAGTAAGCCGATAAAATAGATAGGTCAACAATGTGAAGCATTTTGATTCTTGACAGTTCGCTAGTTGTTACATCCCATTCCTTCTGAGCAAACTCATCAAAATAACTTGGAGCAACTGGCAACGTCACTACTTCTGCAACTTGCATTTCGTTGGATTCAGTTCTGCATTTTCGCAACGTGCCTTGAAGCTCTTTTATCTTTGTTGGTTTTACTGGTCTTGCCATATCTATATCTAGTTCCCTACTATTTACCTTTAGTTATGGATATCAAAAATCAGAACAGATCG